TGATAAAAAGACTTGGAGTAATTGGTTAATTATCCGTTATATGTCTATGAACCCTGATTGGGTTGAGATGGTAGCGGAAATACAACCATATATTCAAGAAGCACCTCCTAAAGCTGTTTATAAAGCATTGATTGGAGTCATACCAAAAGGTAAAACATATCTTCGTTATATGAAAGGCAAATCGGTAAAAGATTATGAACAATGGATTATTGATTTGGTAGCCAAATGGTTTATGGTTTCTACTAGAGAAGCATCTGAATATTTAGATATATTATATGAAAGTGCTACTGGTAGAGAAGAAATTAAACGAATTGCCGAAGCATACGGCACAAATCCAAAAGAAATTACTAAGTTGAAACTTAAAGTATAATTTGGTAATCTCACCTTTTTTTCGTATCTTTAAGGTATAAATAAACATAATGGCAAAAGTATCATTTTCGCAGTACTCAATGTGGAGTAGCTGCCCCCAACAATATAAGTTAAACTATATAGATAAATTAGGTGAAAGTTCCGGTAACATTCACACACTATTTGGTAGTGCAATGCACGAAACTATCCAACATTATCTTTCGGTGATGTATGGTGTATCTAAAAAACAAGCCGATGAAATTGAATTGGATAGCTTGTTATTAGATAGAATGAAAGAAAATTTTACCAAAGAAAAGGAAGCTCTGAGTGAAGGTACTCCGTGTACTCAATTAGAATTAGAAGAATTTTATGGTGATGGCAGACGAATCCTTAGTTGGTTTAAGAAATATTGTAGTAAGTTTTATTCCAAATCCGGCTACGAACTAGTTGGTATTGAAATTCCATTAAACGCAAATATTAAACCGGGTGTTCATTTTATTGGGTTTATAGATATTGTATTAAGAGATTTAGCTGAAAATTCAATTATAATCGTTGATTTAAAAACTTCAACGATGGGTTGGAATCAATATCAAAAAGCGGATAAGATGAAAAATTCTCAAATCTTACTATATAAAAAATACTATTCAGAATTATTTAATATTCCTCTTACTAAAATAAAAGTAGAATATCAGATAATGAGAAGAAAACTACCTGAAGATTCTGCGTTTCCAATTCCATATATTTCAAAACACGTACCTCCAAATGGTACACCTTCGGTTAATAAAGTATATGATGAATTTATGGAATTCATTAATACTGTATTCGATGACACTGGTAATTATAAAGATATCCCATATCCTAAAGTACCTGGACAAAACAAAAAGAATTGTAAATGGTGTGAATTTATGAGTAGAGGGATATGTGATGGGAAAGCTTAAAAAAAGTTTTTAAAAATTATCGGTTTTTTTATTTCCAATATACTTATATATACAAATATATAAATCGATACAATGATTCAAGACAACACAAAACTAACAACGGTGAAGATATTGAAAGATGTATATTCATCATTTAAAAAAGTATCATTCAATTCAGATGTTACTTTACAAAAATTAGTCAATAGAACAGTTGAAAGATACGTTAATGACGCAGACTTTAGAAAGGAAATGAACGAATACGCAAAACTTCAAATCTCAGGTTCACAATTTTAAGAAAATAAATAAGTTATGGCAAAAAAGAAGATTCTGTTACTTTCAGATGATTTAAGAATGGCAAGTGGTATTGCCACAGTTTCAAAAGAATTGGTGCTTGGTACTGCGCACAAATATGACTGGTTTCAAGTTGGAGCCGCTATTAATCATCCTGAAGCAGGTAAGGTTTTAGATTTAAGTGAAGATATTCAAAAAAATTATAATATTCCCGATGCCAATGTAAAGATACTCCCTTGGAATGGTTATGGTAATCCTGATTTAATTAGACAACTAATTAATGCGGAAAAGCCTGATGCTATCTTACACTTTACTGACCCTCGTTATTGGACATGGTTGTACGATATCGAACATGAAATCAGACAAAATGTTCCTTTATTATTCTACGCAATTTGGGATGATTTGCCAGACCCAATGTATAATAGAAATTATTATGAAAGTTGTGATTGGATTGGATGTATTTCCCGCCAAACATATGGTATTATAAAAAGAATTAGTGCAAGAAACGATAAATCAACTTGGGTAACTAAAGCCGATTGGCAAGTAAGTTATGTACCACATGGTATAAATACCGATTTATATAAACCAGCTGAAGTACCTTCCGAATATCGTAAAGATATTTTGGGTGATAAAGAATATGATTTTATACTGTATTGGTCAAATAGAAATATTAGAAGAAAACAACCCGCTGATGTTATTTGGGCATATAAACTATTTTGTGATAAAATTGGAAAAGAGAAAGCTGACAAAACTTGTTTAGTAATGCATACACAACCGGTTGATGAAAATGGAACTGATTTGCCGGCAGTTATAGAAGCAATTGCAAATGGATACAACATTATATTTTCAGAAAAAAGAAGAACACAAAACGAATTAAATTGGAGCTACAATATTGCAGATTGTACTATTAACATCGCTAATAATGAAGGATTTGGATTGGCAACTGCAGAATCGGTAATGGCTGGTACACCAATCATTGTAAACGTAACTGGTGGATTGCAAGACCAATGTGGATTTAAAGTTGAAGGTAATGTATTAGTTGCCGATGATTATATTAAGATTGGCTCATTGCATGAGTGGAGAAAGTGGGAAGGTAAAGCAGAACCTGGTTCTTGGTGCATTCCTGTATGGAGCAGAGCACAGGCATTAGCAGGTTCAGTACCAACACCATACATTTGGGATGATAGAGTTGATTTAGATGATGTATCTGAAGCGATATTAAAAGTGTACAACACACCAAAAGAAGAAAGAAAGGCAAACGCTTTAGAAGGTAGAGAGTTCTTTATTAATGAGGCAGGTTTAAATCATACCAATATGTGCCAAACCCTAATTGATGGAATTGAATCAACATTCCAAAACTGGAAACCAAGAAAAAGATTTGAAGTATTCAAAATTAAATAAGTTATGAGTAAACCAACATTAGTATTTCAGGGACCTATTTTTACGAGAAGTGGATATGGTGACCATTGTAGAGATTTGATGAAATCACTTCGTAAAATGGATAAGTATGATATCAAAATCATACCATTGAGATGGGGTAATACTCCACAAAACCAAGTAGATGGTGAATCTGAATTTGGAAGATGGATGTTAGAAAGAGTTATTACTGCAATTGAGCAAAAGCCAGATGTGTTTATGCAAGTTTCAGTAGCAAACGAATTTGAAGCAAAAGGACATTATAATATTGGTGTAACTGCTGGCGTTGAAACTACAATTTGTCCAAAAGATTTTATCGATGGTTCTAACAAAATGGATTTAATCATTGTACCATCAAATTTTACAAAACAAAATTTGGGTGGAACGGTTTACCAACATAAAGACCAGGCTTCTGGAAATATTGTTGGGGAAACTAGAACAACGATACCTATTGAAGTTCTTTTTGAAGGAGTAGATACTCAGATATTTTCTAAAGGAAGTGGTAAGGATGTATTGGAAAATGTAAAAGAAGATTTTTGTTTTTTAACCGTTGGACATTGGTTAAAAGGCTCATTAGGACAAGATAGAAAAGATATAGGTATGGCTATAAAAACATTTGCAACCGTATTTCAATATCTTCCAAAAGATAAAAGACCGGCATTACTTGTAAAAACATCGCATGCCGGATTTTCAATAATCGATAGAGAAGAAACTCGTAAAAAAATAGAAGAAGTTGTTAAAACGTTTGGAGATAAATGTCCATCAATATATCTTTTACATGGTGATTTAGAAGAAACTGATATGGCTAATTTATACCATCATCCTAAAGTTAAAGCTATGTTATCATTTGCCAAAGGTGAAGGATATGGTAGACCTATGGCCGAATTTACTTTAACAGGTAAACCAATCTTAGCGAGTGGATGGAGTGGGCAGTTGGATTTCTTACCAGCGGAACATTCTGTACTATTAGAAGGTACATTGACAGCGGTGGATGAATCGGCAGCTGACCAATTTATAATGAAAGAAGCACAATGGTTTAGCGTAAATTATTCAGCGGCGGCAAATAAAATGTATGATGTTTTTAACAATTATAATACATATTTGCAAAAATCGGCAGGACTTAAAGAAAATACATTAAACAATTTTACTTTGGAGCATATGCATAATAAATTTACAGAAATATTAAATACTTATGTAAAAGAAGCAGCTAAAGTTGTTCCGTTCAATATCCCTCAGTTGAATAAAACTAAAATGCAAATACCACAATTAAATAAAATTTAAGATGCCGTTTACACAGCAATACCAAAAATTATTTAAGTCTGAATCATCGGTTGGTAAAACCCTTATTAAACCTAGAAATATATATCGTATCAATTCATATCAATATGCAAGTGATGGTAAGACTAAAGCATTAAGTGGAAACAATGCTGCAATAGTTTTTTGTATTGGGATTTATCAAAAAAAATTAAATTGTATAAAAATAACCGATATAAATCCTAATAAATTTTTACCTTGGTTAAAAACAATTCTTAAAAAAGGGCTAAAAGAAGAAAATTTTGATAAAGCAATTTCTTTAGATGAATTGTGTATAAACAGTAGTATCGGTGGAAATTCATTATTTAATTCATCGATTAAAGGTAAATCAATATACTCCATTTCAAACGAATCAACATACAGGACTTATAATTTAAGTGGTATAAAAAGCGTAGAGCTAATACAATTAGAACCATCTGTTCTTAAAGATACATATGGTATCAAAAAAACTAAAGAAGATACACAAAAGGATTCCAATTCAAAATAATTCCTCATTTCTAACATTTTTTATATTTATTTGTATATTAAAATAACAATACAAGTATAACATAAAATGGCATTAACAAAACGTATTCCAAAAGGTTCTCCTCTAACGGCTATTGAGATGGACACGAACCTGGATTATTTGGAAGGATTAGTAAACGCATTAAGTGGCTCGGTTTCGAGTGGAGCTTTATCAGGAACAGCCGGCACAGATGGTTCACAAGGTACATCTGGAACATCTGGAATAAGTGGTACAAATGGTACTGCAGGGAGTGCGGGTAGTGGTGGTTCTTCTGGTTCTTCTGGTTCTTCTGGTTCTTCTGGAACAACCGGTTCTGCCGGCACATCTGGCGTAAATGGTACAAATTTTGGTTCATCAGGCACTTCGGGTAATAATGGACAAAACGGCTCATCTGGTACTTCTGGTACAACGGGAGCACAAGGCAGTGCTGGTAGCATGGGTACATCCGGTACATCCGGTACAACACCAGCGGGTTCTTTCCATACATATGTTAGTGGTTCTACAACATTTAGTTCTGTAAATGAACCTGGATTTAAATGGCCAGTAATAATACAAGCAGGAAATGGAATTACAACCGATGTAACGGTCGCGTTAGACCCGGCATTTTCACCGGGTGGTGGTGGTGGATTGAGTGAAATTATTGTAACCGATTCTGATGAAACTTTAACGGGATTAAATCAAATAGATTTTCAAACAGGATTTGAAATAGCTGCAAATGGTAGTGGTAGAGTATCCGTTTCACTTGTTGGTGGTTCTGCAACAAATGGCTCAGCGGGTACATCTGGTACATCAGCAACGGGTACATCAGGTACATCAGGAACAAATGGTACAAGTGCCTTTGCAATCAATGGAACTAATGGTACAAGTGGATTAGGAGTAAATCTTAGATTACAAGATACCGGAATTACAATATTAAGTGACGTAAGGAATTTAACAATTAGTGGTAGTGGTGTAACTCTTACCTCATCTGGTTCATCAAATGGTGCTTTGTTAGCAATATCCGCGCCAACTAATACTGTATCATTACCGGATGGTTTAGTTTCTGGTTCATCGCAAATATTAGAGTTAGGAGTTCAACTTTCAGCATCTGCAAATACTTTAGATATATTCACACATACCACAAGATCCTGGTACGTTGGCGCAGATGGTAGTAATTCGTTTACATTTTTAGGATATACTGATGGTAATGATGTTCCAATTAAAGCATCGGTTGGTGATGTATTGCAATTCGTAGTTAATACAACTGCCAGTGCACAACCGTTTTGGATTAAAACAACACCGTTAACTGGAACTGGAAACGGTGTTGCTGGAGTTAGTGGTAATGGTGGAACTAATGGTACGGTAACTTGGAATACAACAGGAGCTACTCCTGGAACATATTATTATGTTTCGGAGAATACGGCAAACATGTCTAACTATATTGAAATTGGACCTGCAAAAATTAAAACACAAATAACTGGTGAAGGTATTTTTATAACCGGTGGTTTAGAGGTATTTGGGCAGGCAAAAATTACCGGTTCAATGCGTGTAAATGGTTCACTTTTGGTAAATGGTGTTAGTTTAGAATCAATATTTAAACCAACTGCATCGGCATATTATAGTACGGATGAAAACATCAAAATGGCGGGAACTCTTACAGTAACCGGTTCACTAACTGCATCTTTAGCCGAAGGATATGTTTGGGTAGGTGGTAGTGGCTCTAAAGTAACTTTATTAGCAACATCATCATTGGGTGGTGGAGCAGGTGGAGCAGGTGGTATATTTACATTAACTGGTTCTAAATATAGTACTATAAATGATGTAGCTATAACGGGTTCATTGGGAGTAACAAACGCAATCAGCGCATCTGCATATTATACAAATACTGCAGGTATACCGGGTATTACATCACCTTCCAGTTTAAATTTAACTGCAGCAACGGCCGTTATCATTACAACATCGTCATTGAGATTGGCTACTTTCACCGATTCACAAACGGGAAGTATAATAGTATCCAACGGAGATTTGATATATAATTCAACATCAAATGCATTTTGGGGATACGCAAATGGTAGTTGGGTAAGACTAAGTTAATAAAATATGAAAGAGTACAACGTCATTTTACATGCAGGTATTGACTACGATGGGTTTTGGAATGATATGGAAAGTGATACCGATGGTGGTAAACTTTACATACCGAATCGTGTGGTTCAATATACCAACGAAAGACCAGCATCACTTCGTCAATGTTGGTACTTACTAACCGATGAAGAAGCCGAAATACTTAGACAAGATGAAAGAGTATTAGGAGTAGAAATTCCACCAGAATACAGAACAGATATACAAATAGGTTTAAGAGAAAGGCAGTCTAATACGTTTACTAAAACTACATCCGATAGTGGTGAATTTGTGAATTGGGGATTAATACGAACTTTATCAACCGATAACAATTATGGAACATCAACCACTACAACTGCCACATATGACTACACGGTCACAGGAAGAGGTGTAGATGTGGTTATTCAAGATAGTGGATTACAGGTAGACCATCCTGAATTTCAAGATGCAAATGGGAATAGTAGAGTACAACAAATAAACTGGTACACACTTAGTGGCGTAAGTGGCACTCAAAACGCAAATCATTATAGAGATTTTGATGGACATGGTACACACGTGGCCGGCATTGCCGCGGGTAAAACATATGGTTATGCAAAAAATGCAAGAATCTATTCTCAAAAAGTATCTGGTTTGGAAGGGTCTGGTGATAGCGGTACTGGTATATCTATAACTGATGCATTTGATTGTATAAAAGGATGGCATAATAACAAACCAATAGACCCTATAACAGGTGCCAAAAGACCAACCGTAGTTAATATGAGTTGGGGATATGGAGCC